ACTGCGTTAGCCCGTCATCCTAAACAATCTTTAATCTGAAAAAACTATTAACTATCAAACTATAATTCTACCAACTTATTAACGATACAAAGGTAAGGATTTAAGGCTGTTTCGCAAAGGACCGACTTAAAAGGTGCGTTCCAAGCGTGTCAGGCGCAACACAATTGAGCATCAAGGTCCAACCAACCGAGGATAACTCTGTAGCGACAAAAGGAATCATCTCTGCCTTATCGAGTTCGCCACGAGAAATCCAATCGATATTGCCTTCTTCTGCATCGGCAATCATCCAAGCGTGAATCTTAGAGAGTAGGCGAAGTGTCTGGTCAGAGGAAAGCATATATTCAGCAGCGTCAGCACGGTTTGGCATTTTGTTTGCCACGGTGATGGCGATGCGCTGGGTAATCTGATAAGAGTTGCGTCCATCCGCTGACATATTCAGTTCGCCATAGTCAACGAACAGGAACGAACCCACTAACTTATCGATAAGCTGCCTAAATTCATCGAATGACTGACCATAGACGTAGTTGGCAATCTCAGGGAGTCGCGACACATTGGGAAGTTTATCGAGAGACTCCGCAAGGTCATTATAACCAGGGAAGTCGCTCGCACCATTGGTAAGTATAGCACGAACACCCTCTTTTGACGGGTATTGTGCGAAATAGAGAAACTGATCTTTAATCATAATATCTTATCGATTACAGAGATAGGCAGTCCCACCTCTTCACTGATTTTTAATTTATCCCAGCCAAAACCCTTCATATCCTTAACCGCATCGATAGTCTTCTTGCGCAGCACCTTCAGATAAGTAAGTACGTTCATCTGCTCTATCTGTTTTGCGTTGCCAAGCCCCTCCTTGGAGAGGTCGTAGAGCGCATCAGAGGCATCGGTGGTGATAGGCTGCTTGGGTTTATGAGCAAACTTAGACAGCAGAGAGAATGAAGTTTTACTAAATAGATAGTTGTTAAATGCTTGAAAATTAAACGATATAGCAGTAAGCGTTTCGAGTGGAAGTTTAGCAAAATCGTTAGCCAACTCGTGCGCACGCTCAGAATTGTACTCTTTCTCTGGATAGTATAGAATGGCAGCGAGTAACGGCAAAGATTCCTCGCCTCGTTCGATAAGCCCCTGTGCTTCGACGTACTGAAGGGCAGTAAGAGAGCAAGTAAGCGTACCGAAACTCGTCTCAATTCGATAACCAGGATAAGAACGCTCGCCAGCCTGAACAGAAGGGATGAGCTGCGCACAGAAACAGAGGTCGATTACGTATTGATAGTCGAGCCTGCGTAACACACGTGCAAGTGGAATATTCAAGCGATAAGGGTCAACACGACGGCATAACTCGTAAGTATCCTCGTCTACACCATCCAAGACACTATTGTTATCAGGATAGTTAATTTGAAACATAAACGTAAGCTGTTCAGAGATTGTGACGAGGTTAGCAATCTGTTCCTCTGAATGGAACTTGCGCTTATTCCAATCCATAATGTTGCACAGCCAGTTAATCCGAACCTCTCCAGCTGACAACTCGCCTGCTGCCATACGAAGGAAGTCGCCTACGAGGCGGATATACTGGCGGTCGTTCATCGCATCCCAACGGTTAGGAATGCGATGTATGTCGCCTTTATATACAAGTTCGATATCCTTCATCATGGCAACATTATAATATTATCATCAGGGTGATTGTACGCTGAATTAGAGCAGAAATCAGAAACAGACTCAGAGGAGAGCAGCGTATCAGCATTCGAGAGGAGTTCTTCTGCCTCACGATCGAGGCGGTCGGCAAGTGCGAAGATAGCACTGGATTCGTCCTTGCCAGAGCGTGCAGCGTGACTATCATCGAAGAGATTTCGAATCGTAGAAGGGAACTCGAGGATATCAAACCTACGGAGCGACTTTGCTATTGTCTTCTTTACCAAGGCAAGCAACAAGATAGGACGAATGCGCTCTCTATTGTCATCTGTAAGTTTCTCGAAGTAAATCGACATAACTTCATCGAGCGTTTCCTTCTGCAATGGTATAGTTCTGAAGAAGTAAAGATAAGATGCATCGATAGGATAGATTGAATCCATCTGATCCATTGTCTTTATTTCACATCGCTCCAAGATAGGATAGTAAGGAGTCTTGCTCCACAACTCTGCAATTGCACCTTCAGTTGGTTCTGACAACAGTTGCACGAGCGTATCGATAGCGTTGCAATAGTTTTCCATGTAAGAACGCTTCATCGCCTCCAGCTCGTACTTGTACACATTGACCTCGCTCTTCCTTCGATTAACACTATCAAAGATAATTTGATTTGCCATGGTCATGTTCGCCATAGCTGCACGTAAGGCTTCCATAAGAGGAGAGTCTTCTTTCTCTTTTAAGAGTTCATCGAACACAGCACGACTGATTACGGTTTCGATACGCTTGCGAGCCGTAAGACCAGACGAACGCAAATCGTTCAGGTCCATATTAGTTTCCACTCCAGGCGCATAAAGACTGAAGGTGGAGAAGTTCTTGAAAATGTCTACGAGTATATTCATGACTGCTGCTGATTTAGTCTGTCTTTCGGTGCAATTTCTTCCTGTCGCTGAGGAACCTCACGATAGAAGCCTATGCGATAGCCTTGCTTATAAAGGTCTGGGAAATTCAATCTGAGAGCGAGATTAAACGGTTCTGCACATATCTCGTCCTCTGGAGTGAGTGACATTATATAGATAAGATAGTTGTAGTAAGCGTCAGAACCTGACTTGCTAATGACACCATCTTTACTAACCGCTGTGATAGATGCATCCAAACCAACGCTTGATAGTAAGGCTTCTTCTGCTCGCTTATCGTAAGAAATCAAAGATTCGATATATTCCTTATACTTAAGGTCGATCGTTTCGATTCTCCACTGCTGTTCGTTGCCAGAGCTATCCATAAATGAAATAGAAGAGTAGGCTTTGCCTTGGTTGTCAGCACCGCTCAGATAGTCGCCTATCTTGCGCAGCTCCAATCGCATATACTCTACAAGCAACGATTCACGGTATTCTGTACCGATGCTGATGCCATTATACTTCACAAGTTCTTGATCCTTAGATTTACGAACCTTATTCTCCTCGCATAGCTTAACTAACTGATTACGTTTGCTTGACACCCACGCATTCGGAATGATGATGTGTATCTTCGCTGCAAGGGAATTACGCAAGAAAGAGTTAATGTAGGAGGCGGTCTTGTTACTACCTTGAATATATGGACGTGCGCCCTGGTGGGTCTCGTTCACACCGTAGAACTCATCTACTGATTTCTCTCTGTGGTGTGACACGGCAGCGAATAGATAGTTGTCAACTTCTGACAATGCGAACTTAGGGTATATCTTGTAATTGCCTAATCCGTATGTCCACCGTCCTACAGCTATGTTATTGAAGTCGCCATAATTAATCTGATCGTAGGCTACATCCTTACGAGTGGTAGCAAGACGGCAGTGCTTATTCTCCAAGGGTTCTAATCCTGCTACTGGCAACATACCAATACGCTTACCACGTGAGAACCTCCACTTAACGAAGTAATCACCGAACCAGTAGTAGTTCTTGATACAGGTCTTAGCGAACTCCTGTGCAGATGTTTCCATACCACGATCTTGCCAAGAGTTCATCCACTCATCCCACGCAGGTAGTGCGGTGTACTCACGTCGCAGCTTACCACCTTCTACTGTCTGCATATAGGCGCATGGTCCATTACCATAGAGCATCTTAATCTCCTTGCTATACAAGCGAGGCAGCAGGCGGTTCTGCTTTATCTCCATCGTTACCTCTTCACACAGTGCGTTGTTCATACCACGCATACACACTTGGTATCCATTCACACTCATCCACTGGTGTTCATGTAGGCAAGTCTGTCTACCCTGTGGTACGAGTAGCCCTGGGCTTGTCGACAACTCTCTTCCTTCTCCAATCTGAAAGGAGAAGGTATTGCCGTCCATGACGTAGAGTCCAGCGTTGCCGTGCAGTTCAATACTATCTGTCATAACCAATTTATCTTATGTAGTTTATATCCGTCTTGTGGGAACCCCATGTATCTGATGAGTATGCGATAGCACATCTTAGGGTTTCCCTCTTGGTCCTCGAAGAGAAAGTAGTTCTCGGAATCGACCTTGAAGCACTCGTTTGGTAGTTGCGTGCGGTACTTGCAATGTTCCTTGACAACCATTTGCTCGCCTGCCATACCCTGTGAGCGAGCGTAAGGGAAGAAGCAGATAGTGAAGTCACCTTGTGGTATCTTACTTATCTCCCTTGCCCATTGCATCGCATCGATGCCGTTCATCTCAATCGTCTTCTCCATTACTTGCGAAATTACTGAAAATCGCTGTAGGAACAAAGGACGATTTTATCCCCTTACTGTCATATTTCCCAACTTTTGGAACGTTGCACCTCTTTTCCTCAACTCAGCGGTGCGTGGTGATAAACGCCGTTTGTTTATTTTTGTTTTTGATTTTCAAAACGTAAACCACTGAAACACAACAAAATAAGAATTTGACCTATGCAAATAACCTTTATTATTGCCCTATTTTGGACATTTTTTATATCAAATATTGGACATTATAGGGGCTTATATCGCTATATTTTCGGGCAAATCGTCGGGATAACTGCTTAATTCCTTTTTAATAAGGTCAGAATAAAGACCGTATAAAAGGTAAATCATCGCACTTGGGAGCTGCGTTGTTAGTCCTGGTCTTCGCTTGAGTTCCTCCTTCTTCTCTGAAGCTTTGTCGAGTTCTATTTTGCCGTTGGTTTTCTTCAACGGACTAATCAAAATTGCACTGCAAAGGTTAGGGCATTCGTTTTCATCAATTCGCACCTTCGGAAGCAAAGGAAGCTTCTCGCCAAAGAGTAACTGACACAAACGGAACTGCTGCCAGTGGTAAATGGTCGGTGCGCCATCGTTGTAAAGGATAACGGAAAAGCCGTAACTCTCTAAGGCTGCCTTCATCGTTAGTGAGTCAGTAGTTATCTGCTCTAATTCCTCACGTGTCTTGTTACCTGCACGGTCAGGATAGAGATGTATAACCTTATTCACTGCATCAGTACCAAAGAATGAATACACCTGCTGCGCAAGGTTCTGCTGGTCATCGGGTATATACGCCCAAAACTCCTTAATGATATCAAAGCGACTACCATAGTCTTTCTTCTGTCCGACGATGAGCGACTGAAAGTTTCCAGGGTCGTAACCAATGTAGAGCGGTTCACGCTTATCGTAGTGACGAAGATAGCGAGCCGTGAGGGTGAAGTGGTCCTTGAGGTTTAGTTTCAGTATCTGGTCGTAAATATAACTATCCTTGAACTGGTGTCGCTCGTGGTCGTAGGTGGTAAAGAACTTGTTAGTCACCTCCTTATGTCGAATAGCACAGATAGCGGTCAAGAACTCATCCATGTCGAGCGTGTCGAGCTGTGTCTTGAAGAACTTAGGACCGAGAATGTCCTTGTTGCAAAACGATGAAGCACGGATATAGTAGATTGCGTTCCTTCGCATATCCGCTAATCGTGGTTTCCATCGGGCAACAAAGGCGTTAAGGCGTTCATTCTCCAGTCTGATTTTCTCCATTGTGACAGGGTTCTTCGTGTTACGAAGGTCCTGCTGAAGCATAAACTGCTTATAGAGCGACTGATTGATAGCGAGCGACACACTGGCTATCTCCTCGATGAGCTGTCGGTCCATCTTGTTTTCGTATTCCTCAAACCAATCGTCCTCACCGAGGTCGACACGTGCGGTATCACTCACACCTGTCACGCCTTCATAGTAAGCAGAGCGACGGATGTCAGCAGAACCACCACGAAGGGAAGGGAAGAGACGTGACTTGAGTTTCTCACCACTGTTATGTTTCATCTCCTCGACGAAGGCGTGCACGGCATTACGACCTGCGACACTTTCAGGCTGATCTGAAGATACTAATTGAAGGTGTGCACCATTGCGAAAGATGACCGAGTGCTTAGCATAGGCAATAGGGTAGCGTGGTCGACGGAAGTGAGAAGGTAGCTTCGCTTCGCCCACCACATAGTCGATGCCATACTCTAACATTGCTCGCTGCTTTCCATTCACGATGACAGGACGTGAGAACGATGCTTGAATGTTAGGCCAGACGTTCGTCATCAAGGCGACGTAAGTCTTGTGAACAAGGAACGAAAGTTCACCAGGCATATCATTTGTAACACGAATAAGACGAGGAACGATAACGCCCTCCGTCTTACCAGTCGCACGAGCCCACTCTGCATAGAGCATATTCGGGTCGATAATATTCGCTAACAGCTGAACACGATTCATATAGTAATGCTCGAAGTCAACTGTAGGCTGTTCGTTGTTTATAATTTCATCAGTCATTTTGAATCTCCTCTACTATTTCTGCATCTTGAATGTCAGCATCACGCAGCAGTCGTTTCTTCTCCTTGTTCTCAACAGGAAGAGAATCGATAAGCTTAATATAAAAACCTTCGTTGTGCTTAGCAGCGATTTCTTTAAGATTCTTCTTCGAAAATCCAAGTTCTTCTGCTGTGAGCTCTGGAGAAATCAAGAAAAGAACACCTAAATCCCTATCTGCTTCTGCTATCTCCGAAGACCGACGACGACACTCAAGAGCAGCATCATAACACGACTTCATACCTTTATAATCGCGATTAAGTGCGCAGAGTTTAGCAAGGTCTTCATATTTGTTTGCAAAATTGCTCTCCCAAACCTTTATAGGAACATTGCAGTCAACCTGAAAGTAGTTGATTGCCTGATAGATTCTCGCCATACAAGTGCGCTCTTCTATCTTTATTCGCTGCTCAGCGTTAATACGAAGCTTCAGTTTCTTAGCTGCTCTCGTAATATTACGCTCGTGTTCGAATATCTCAGCAGACCATTGCAGCTGCTGCAAGAACAACTTAACATCTTGAGGTATGCCTTCACAATCTCCATTCGTCAAGAATGCAGATATTAGGTCAGGGTGGATAGTGTCTAACTTCTCAATTTCGCTTTTCATATTCCAAAGAGTTTCATACGTAGGTCTTTCTCAGCACGCTCATTCTTACGTTCCTCGAGTAAAGTAATAGAATCGTTATCACCTTTCTCAGCCTTCTTAGCAAGTTCAGCGTCTATGTTATACTCTCCAAGTGCGAGACCTTGTTGGTACGCCTCAAAATAAACATCACCAGGAAGAGTTATGCGGTATAGCAATGCTTCTCGCTTAGCTTTCCTTAAGGCAAGTAGCTGACAAATACGTTCGGGGGTATAGTTTAACGCCCCGAACGTTCTGACTTGATTTACATATTCATCTGATAGAATCTCTTTTACAACTAATTCTGACATAGAATTATTTTTTTAGTATCGTCTTCCGACAAGACTACGCCATCTCTCTCTAACAGAATAGGCTGCTGTGGAAACATAGACATAAATCTTCGTACAGTTGCCGACACATATTTAGAATCTATTTCCATTCCATACCCAATGCGGTCTGTCTGCTGGCACGCCATAATGGTTGAACCTGATCCAGAGAACACATCGACAACTACATCGCCATTCTTTGTACTATTAGTAATAGGATACGCCATCAGCGCAATAGGTTTCATCGTCGGATGGATTCGATTGGCTTTTGGTTTGTCGAAATTCCAAATGGTAGTCTGCTTTCTATCAGAGTTCCAAAAGTGAGCAGCACCAGGCTTCCAACCATATAAACAAGGTTCGTGTTGCCACTGATAATCTTGTCGACCCATTACAAGAGAATCCTTAACCCAAATGCAGCACTGTGCTATCTTGAAGCCTGCTTCTCGAATTGCCCTGCGGAAATTCTCACCTTCAGAGTCTGCGTGGAAAACGTAAAAAGAACCTCCAGCCTTGACAATGGAAAACATCACATTAAACACAGACTGCAAGAAGCGAAGGAATAAGTCATTCTCCATAGAGTCATTCTGTATGGTAAGTTTGCCATCTCCTCCACCTTCGTAATTGACATTATAAGGAGGATCAGTGAGAATCATATCAGCAACTCGTCCATTCATTAGTGCAACGATATCGCTCTTAGACCGACAATCTCCACACATCAACCTGTTATTTCCAAGTCTGAAAATATCACCAGGACGAGCAAACACTTCGTTATCCTCTTGTGGAAGAGTATCGACAACATCCTCTTGAATCTCAGCAGTGTCACTTTCCGAGGCAAATAGTTTATCTGTACCGATTGAGAAGTCATTTTGTTTTACTTCGTAGCCAAGATTAAACTTAGCAAGATCATCGCCACTGATATTATACTTAGTGAATAGGAGAGTGTCTGGATTCTTCTGAGCGAACTCTGAATTATAAGCTGCAATTTCTTCGACAGCTTCCTTCTTGTTGGATGCTTGAATTTCCTCGTAAGGAATCTCTGGAATTTTGAAACCATAAGAGCGAAGTCCAAGGAGGGCTTTGCGTCGCTGGTGTGCATCTATAATCCAAAGTTTACCTTCAGAATCTTTCCATACTTTGAATGAATACTTGAAACCTCGAGTGATGATGAGCATCTGAAGCTTCGATAGTTTGTCTGCATCAGGTTTTTTGAAATCTTCCTGAAGTTCGATAAAAGAGTCCAGCGGGGCAGTAGGCAAACCGCCCAAATTAAAAACTTTTATGCTATTTTCCATTGTAATTATTTATTTTGTTGTTCAAGAACCATTTTAAACAGTCGCTCTTTCTCTTGGTACTTTTGTAGGTTCCGCTTGTCAGCCTCTCTTTTCTCTTTACGATCCTTGCGCTTAACGAACGACTTATAACGCTTGATGTTGTCGAGAACGTTCTTGTGCTGACGGAGGAACTCGGCTGGGTCAGTGCGGAGCAACTTGATGAGCTGGGCTATCTCTGAACGTCCGAAGAGTATCGGGTGTTTGCAGAGGAACTTACCAGTATCGTTGAAAGATTGCAGCTCGGCAAATGCTTGAAGATTGCGGATGCGCAGTTCTGCCATTTCTGCTACGGCTTGTGCGGTTGGCTTTGTCTCCAGTAATTCGTCGAGCTGCTTCATCTTTCGCCAGGTGTTGATGCGGTCGTTATAGATGACGGTTGCCATCTGTACGTCCGCATCAGTAAGGTTTTCCCAGTCTATTTTCGGGTACTCTTCTTCTTTTTTTTTGGAGTTGCTTTTGCTTTCTCCTTCTTAGAAGAATCTGTGTCCTTATCCTCTGATGGGAGAGGATTTTCCTCTGATGATTGCTCTGTAGACTCGTTATCTTCAGAACCTTCTTCAGATGACTCATCGCCACCCTCTCCTTCCGATGGGTTCTCGTCTCCTTCGCCACCGTCAGCGTCAGGGCTTTCATCTCCATTAGCGTTAGGAATCTCAGGATTCTCGTTGCCATCTTCAGAAGAGTTGCTGGCGTTGTTGTTATCATTATCCTCGTCAGCTGCTTGATTAGCATACTCACGTCGATTACGTACGATTTCGTCATGCTCGCAATGGTCGAGAAGTAAGAAGAGTATCTCCTCGTGATTCTTCTCTGGAGCAAGGTCGAAGCGTGTGAAATCGGTAAGGTGAGGTGCCTTCTCGTGCAGCAGGGCAAGGTCGGCTTCCACAACTGTGGGGCTGACCAGCTTATGGAAGTGCGTTAATTTCTCT